GCGGCACGATTGAACAAGACGCGGATATTGTTTTATTGCTATATCGTGACGGGTATTACACGAAAGACGACGGCGACGATAGCGCGGAGTTAAGGATTGCAAAGCACAGGGGCGGCAAGTTGGGAACTGTGCAATTACGTTTTGATGCTGAACACTTGCGATTTACGCAAGCACAAATTCAAAGCGCGTGGAAGAAGGGGGATGTGCCCGAATGAAATGGACGGATAGGCTAAACGATCCCGAAAAGAAAACGGTTCTTCAGTTGGAATATCGGCGAAACAAGGCGGTTGTCGATTGGCAAGAAAACAAGATAAGCATGAACGCGGCGAGGGCGATTGTTTCGCGGTGTAATAGTGAGATTGCACAAATAGCGGACGAGGTGTGGCATGATAGTTAACCGACGATGCGCGTCTTGCCTAGCGTTTTGGGAAGTGGACGCGGACAAGGACAAAAATACACTGTGCCCGAAATGTAGAAGTAGGGCGGGCAGGGCGAAGCAAAAGGTTGTTCAAAAATCGGCGCGAAAGAAGCGAAAGGCGGCGAAGAAATGACGCGGGAAGAATTTTCCGATTATCGGCTTGATGAAAACGTGCTGGAAGCGCAAACGCGAGTTGTGGATTTTGCTGTTCGTCATAACGGGCAGATATGCGTTTTCGACAATGGCGATAACAGCGGCGCGGTTCTGCTTCATATCGTGCGGAAGATATACCCGGATATACAATCCAAGCCAAAAGAAAAGCGTGCGCTCGTCGGCGGCGGTGAGATATTCGACCCACTGTCATCGTGGACGGAATACGATTTCGCGGCGTATATGACGCATGAAAAATTAACGCCTGTTAATTACGGGCAGTTGGATTTGTTTGAAGGGGTGACGATATGACGCGGGAAGAAGTCGTACAGGCCGCGCTGAAAGTGGAGCGGTGGTGCAACGAAAAACAAGACGAATACGGAAATTGCGATTGTCCATTTGCGATTGATTTTGGGCACCATATCGGGACGTGCAAAATATCTAATGGCGCGCCTAGTGATTGGTCCTTGGCGCATTATCTTCGAAATAGGGGGCTGGAATATGACGATTGAATTTACGGTTCCGGGCAAGCCTGTACCTATGGCGCGGCCTAGGGTGACGTTGCACGGGACATACACGCCGAAAGAGTGCCGACAGTATAAAAATCTTGTTGCCACAGTCGCAAAAAGCGTTATGCGCGGGAACGATTACATGATGTTTGAGGCGGAGCCGTTGGAGTGCCGTGTACGTTTTATTTTCCCACTCCCGAAAACGCGGAAAAACCCATGGGCGACAAGCCGTCCCGATCTTGACAATTTATATAAGGCCGTGACCGACTCCATGATAGGGATTGTCTATAAGGACGACGCGCAGATTGTGAGGGCAAGCATTGAAAAGGCATACGAAATCAACGGCGACGGGAGGGTTGAAATTTGGGTAAGGGAAATTGTGTGAAGTATCGGCTCGAAATGAACGAAGAACAGGCTCGGACAGTGGTGGCGGCGTTAGATTTAGCTATGAGAATCAGGCTTGGGCAGTTTGGACAGATTGTCGAGCAGTGCATGGAGTGGGAGCCGGACAAAACCGATGAATGGTGCGAACGACGAGAAAAGGCGGAGGCGATATTGCTACAGGCGCGTGATATTATCATGCCCGATTTACGAGATATGCACAGTCTAGCCGGAGGATATGGCGTTTACGCGAAAGATGGAACGGAGCGTCTTTACAATGTTCTTCTTGCTGTCCGTTCTTGCCTTGCGTATCACGAACAGCCGGAGGGAGGCACAACGGTTAATTTTCGGGAGCCGATGGCTATTTATGTCAACGAGGAAATGCCAAAATGCGAGGTTGTTGAGGATGTTTAATTACGAATGGAAACAAACATTTAAGAAAGCGTATTTAGACGTACAGCACCAGCTAAACATGAAATACACGGGGGAAAAAACGATAGACGCAGATTGTCAAGTTGTGGCTGCGTTGATGGTTGTGTGCGAACAGTATCTTCGCGAACGGGAACAGGAACGAGTACAAGACATAAGGCGGTGCGAAAATGCAACGTGACGAAAGACCAGCGACGGCTGCGCAGATTGAGTACGCGACGGATTTGATACTCAAACTTGGGTACGATTTGGACTGGTACGACCTCGACAAAATGACGCGAGGGCAGATTTCTAGGCTGATTGACGAGCTAAAGGACGAGTGGGGGGACTGACGATGGGAACGAATAAAGAAACGCCAAAAGCGGTTGTGTATGAATACGACGGATACGCCGACGGCGAGCCTGTATATGACGTAGCGCACTGTCCGAAATGCAACCGCGACTTCGAGGATGGCTGGGACTCGTGGGAGTGTAACTATTGCCCGGACTGCGGGCAGAGATTGAATTGGGAGAAATGAGGCGTAGAAATGACAGAGGCAGAGGAAATGAGAAAATACGCCGAGGCGCACGGGGTAACCGACTATCCGCAAGCGCATGAGCCAAACGAATACCGCTATTTGTCCCCCGCTTGGCTCGACGAGATAGCGAAAGGCTTGACGGCAGGTCAAGAAAAATACCCCGGCGAAACGTGGCGAAAGATACCCGCGAAAGAGCACGCATGGCGGGCAATCCGGCACTTGATTCTTTTCTTGAAAGGCGACAAGGCCGACACGCATTTGATTAACGCCGCTATGCGAACAATGATGGCCTTCGAAACTGACGCGGCGGCAAACAATGTGATTGAGTGGGAAAAGCTGATGAGGGAAAAGGGGTGCGGCTGATGGAGATTTTTGGGATTCCTATTGTGCTTACCTTGCATGACGTTATCGGGTTAGGCGGCGTTGTTATTGTCCTTTTTCTCATGGCGGCTCTGCTTGTTGTAATGATCCCGATTGAGTTGGCTAGAAAATTCATGGAGTGGCGCAATAAAAATTTTTGGAATGACTGAAGCGGCTGTAACATATCTGAAATTCGTTTCTAGGTATCTAGCGTCGGTTTTTATGAGCGGCGAATATAAACTATCGCGAACGAAATAAAAGCCGCCCAAAACGGCTATAAAGAGGTGTTGCCAATGCAGAGAGAGAGCGTGGATAAAATTAAATATATTTTTCGGCACGCGCGGGAAATTAAAGATGCGGTTCTTGAGGCAAAAACAGGAACGGGCGGGCATACGGGCGGGGCGGGCGGTCATTCGTATATATCAGACCCAACGCCCGCGGCGGCTATCCGACTTGCCGAAGAAATCCCGTGCGTGACATTACGGGACAAGAACAAAATCTTCAAGCCGGAACGATGGCTAAAAGTCATTGAAGCGGTGAAATCTTGGGTATCGTCTGACGTAATCGACAACGAGATTTTTCATCGTGTTTTGATGGTTCCAAAACCGCAAAGCAGGGAAGAAGCTAGACGGCGGCGTGATCGCGTTTGCGAATATCTGCACATTGAGAAAACTATGTACTACGACAGGATTCCTTTGATTTGCATTTACGGTATAGGCGTTGCTGATTCTTGCGGGGCGTTATAAAAAATTTCATTTGGGGAACGAAAGTCAAAAATCGGGTGTATTATATTAGCGTGAAGTAGTGGGAACACACTACAAAACCTCCTATTTGCATAGCGGCGGTTTTTCTCCTCCCGCCGCATACCCCCACAGCCCGCCCTATTCTTCCGGCGGGCTTTTGCTTTGAAAGGATGAAAACGTGGAATTAAAAGTTGAGTATGTCAATATTGACACAATAAAGCCGTACAAGCGGAACGCCAAAACACACCCGCAAGAACAAGTCGAGCAGATAAAGAAGTCAATTCAAGAATTTGGGAACTGCGATCCTATCGGCGTATGGCATGGCGAAATTGTCGAAGGGCACGGGCGATATTTGGCACTCAAAGAACTTGGCGAAACGACAATCCCGATTATACGCCTTGATTCGCTGACGGACGAACAGCGTCGGGCGTATGGACTTGTGCATAATCAGCTTACAATGAATAGCCCGTGGGATTTGCCCGCGTTGGATTTGGAACTTGCCGACCTTGATTTTGATATGGGGGAGTTTGGCTTTGACCTTGACGCAGGACAAGAAGCCCCGACGCAGAATTTGAACGAGGGCGGCGAGATAAGCAGCGAACAATTTTCTGATGAGCAATTCGCTTGCACTTGCCCGCGTTGCGGATTCAAATTTAACCCGAAGGAATGAGCAGCCTTGTTTGATTGGAACTGGAAACTATCAGACATAAAGCAGGACAAGCCTATAACCGTATTCAGCACGTTTTCATGTGGTGGCGGTTCGTCGATGGGCTATAAACGGGCAGGCTTTCAAGTTTTGGGCAACGTCGAGATTGACCCCAAAATAAATTCCATGTACGTCAAGAACAACCACCCGAAATATAATTTCTGCATGGACTTGCGGGACTTCAACAAAAAAGAAGATTTGCCAGATGAACTGTATCACTTGGACATTCTCGACGGTTCGCCGCCTTGCACGGTATTTAGCACGGCAGGACAGCGGGAAAAGACATGGGGCAAGGAAAAGAAGTTTCGCGAAGGGCAAAAAAAACAACGTCTTGATGATTTGTTCTTTGTTTGGCTTGATACGGTCGCAAAGTTAAAGCCGAAAATAGCGATCGCGGAAAACGTCACTGGATTGCTAAAAGGCAACGCGAAATGCTACGTCAACGAAATAATACACGGCTTTCATGATATAGGCTATTCGGTGCAGATATTCAAGCTGAACGCGGCATTTATGGACGTACCACAAGCGCGGGAAAGAGTTTTCTTCATAGCCAACAATCAAGGCTATCCGAAATTGAAACTGGACTTCCACAACGAGCCTATACCATTTGGCAAGGTTAGGACAGCGCACGGAAAACCACTTGATAAAAATTCATGGTTGACAAAAGAACGGCTTGAACACATGCGCCCTACGGATAAGGATATGTCTGATATTCTAAAAAGAATTGCGGGCAAAGATACATGTTGGAACTCAAAATTTTATCAAGACAAAAGTATCGCGCAAACACTTACTGCAGCCGGTTGTTTTTATCGAGGGTATGACAAAGAAGGTATTTCGACAGGGGACATGATAAATGTTTCATCTTTCCCGCAAGATTACGACTTTGCAGGAAATGAAGTGCAGTTTGTTTGCGGAATGAGTGTCCCGCCAAACATGATGGCGAATATAGCGGCGCAGATTTGGGAGCAATGGTTGAAATAGGCACTTTGCAAAAGCAAGGTGCTTTTTATATTGCCGAAAGGGGGCGAGAACGTGAACGCAAACTTGATACCATTCGACCAAAGAACAGAGGAAGAACAGAGGGAAATCCGGCGCAAAGGCGGGAAGAAAAGCGGTGAAGTTAGACGCGAAAAAAAGACAATCCGCGAGGCGTTCGCGTTATTGAAAGACTTGCCCCTTGATAACGAGAAACTCCGCGAACAGCTAAAAAAGGCGGGCGTTACAAAAGAGGATATGACCTATGGCGCGGCTATGGCGTATATGACCGTTATCAACGGCATGAAAGGCAATCCTTCCTTTATGCGGCTTGCGTTTGAAATGCTAGGCGAAAACGATGTGCAGGGCGTTTCCAAAATCCCCGGCGCGTTGCAAGTCAATTTCAGCAGTAACCCGGAGGATTTCAAAAAATGATTACCTTTGCGCCCGCGTTCGAGGAACTTTTCCGCCCGCATAGATACAAAGTGTTTTACGGAGGCCGTGGGTCTGGCAAGAGTTGGAGCGTTGCGCGTGCGTTGCTTTTGCTTGGCTATGAAAAGCCCATGCGGATATTATGCGCCCGCGAAATCCAACGGAGCATATCCGACAGCGTGCACAAGCTATTGTGTGAACAGATAGACGCTATCGGGCTTTCGGGTGCTTACACAATCACGCGGGACGCGATACGATGCACAAGCGGAACGGAGTTTATTTTTAAGGGCTTGAGAAGCAATCCGCAAGAAATAAAATCCACCGAGGGAATAGATATTTGCTGGGTAGAAGAAGCCGCCGCCGTGAGTGCTGACAGTTGGGATATTTTGATACCTACGGTGCGAAAGCCTAACTCCGAAATTTGGTTGACGTTCAATCCGCTTGACGAAAGCGACCCGACCTATCAAAGGTTCGTTTTGAACGCGCCCGATGATGCTTATGTTTGCAAGGTCAATTATGACGGCAATCCTGCCTTTCCCGACGTTCTCAAAAAGGAAATGGAATGGCTGAAAGCGCGGGACTATGAATCATATTTGCACATTTGGGAAGGGGAAGTGCGGAAACATTCAAACGCGGTTATTTTCGCGGGGCGGTTTAGGGTGGAAGAATTTGAAACGCCAAAAGATGCCAGGTTCTATCACGGGGCTGATTGGGGTTTCGCAACCGATCCCTCCTGCCTTGTGCGTTGCTTTATTAAGGACAGAACAATATACATTGACCGTGAAGCGTGGGGCGTGGGTGTGGATTTAGACGAAACTCCCGCGCTTTTTGATATTATCGAAACGGCGCGAAAGTGGCCTATAAAGGCAGATAACGCCCGCCCCGAAACAATTTCTTTTATGCGGCGGCGCGGCTTCAATATATCGGCGGCTAAAAAATGGCAGGGTAGCATAGAGGACGGTATTGAGTTCTTGAAAAGTTACGATATTGTGATTCACCCGCGTTGCCGCCATACCATAGACGAGTTTAACCATTATTCTTACAAAGTGGACAAGCAGACGGGCGAGGTTTTGCCGATTGTGGTTGACAGCTTCAATCACATAATCGACGCAACCCGCTACGCGCTTTCCGACTTAATGCGCGGGCGCGGTACGATGCAGATAAATCCCGCCGCTTTAATGATGAGGTGAAAACATGGCAAAGGCAAAAGACAACATGAAGATAGCATATAACGCCTTGGAGCGTGAAAAGGTGGCCTTTGACGCTTCGCCTTATGATTCGCTGGGCTATGGCAATACCAACATGAAAGCCGTACATGATGCGGCCTTGCGTCAGTGCGGCGTTTATAACATGGTAGGCGGCTTGTATGACTTTCAGCAATTCTTGGGCTACGGCGTTTTGTCTAACCTAGCGCAGAATGGCATTATTCGCGCGGGCGTTAACCTTCGCGCCGACGAAATGACGCGCCGATGGATTGAGTTTAATTACAACGGCGAAGCAAGCGACGATGAGGCGGCGGGCGAGATTGAGGCAGAAATGACCCGCCTAAAAATTGATAGGCTATTCCGAGAGGCCGCGCAGATGTGCGGCTTTTTTGGTGGTTGTCTTGCGTACATCGACACGGGGGACATTAGCGGCGAAGATTTGAAACTCCCTCTTGGTGCTGACGCTGACACTTTCAAGCAGGGCGCGTTGAAAGGCTTTAAGTTAATCGAGCCGACCTATATCGCGCCGGGGCGTTATAGTTGTTTCAATCCGTTGGACAGGGATTATTTTGTGCCGCAAAGTTGGTTAATCAATGGTCGAGAAGTACACGCTTCACGCTTCTTGTATTTCGCCGAAGATAAGCCACCGACGCTTTTGTTACCAGCCTATAACTTTTTCGGCGTACCGTTAGCGCAGATTGTAGCCGAAAACGTGTGGCAGTTTTCCGAGTGCAGCGCGGCGGCAAGTCGTTTGTTGCAAAAGTTTTCTTGCACGGTTTTTAAGACGGATATGCAGGAGCTTTTGACGGGCAGGGATGGCGGCAACATTAGGCGGCGCGTTCAGTATTTCAGCATGAACCGCGACAACGACGGCGTTATGACGGTTGACAAAGAAGCCGAAGATATAGCGGACGTTTCCACGCCAATCGGCGGCGTGACAGATATAGTCAAGCAACAAATGGAGATAGTTTCCGCTATGTTTGGTGAGCCGACGGTCAAATTGTGGGGTATGACTCCGGGCGGATTTAATAGCACAGGCGAAGCCGATATGAAGAACCACTACGACCATATCCACGCCCTACAAGAAAGGCTTTTCCGTGAGCCGCTTGAATACGTTGTCAAACTGTTGCAGTTAAACAGCAAGGGCGCGGTTGACGATGCGCTTTCCTTCGAGTTTGTGCCTTTGTCCGATGAAGACCAAGACTTGAAAGCAAGGGTAAACAAAACGACGGCTGACACCTACGCGACGCTGATTGATCGCGGCGTAATTTCTTCGAGTGAGGCGCGGCTTGCGTTGGCGAACGACCCGGAGTCGGGCTTCGCGAATATTGACGCTGACGAAGAAATAGAACTTCCCGAAATGGCGTTACCGATGGAGGAAGAAAGAAATGAAGCAAAGCATGAAGGAACTATATGAAAACACTTTGGAATTAAAAGGCCTTGATAAAGAAGCATACAAACGCAAGATTCATGAAATTATTGATAAAGTGTTTCCGTGTGGGGATAGGGACATAGACGGAACTGTGCATATTAACCCCGAAACAATAGAACAAAATAATCTTCTGCATTTGTTGGCTATTGATTTATACGGGGACATAGAAAATGAAACGAACACTTAAACCAATCTTTCCCCCCGCAGGAATTGAGCGCGAATATGAGAAACGCCTAAAAAAGGCCGTTCGCGAAATGGAGCACAGCGTCGTGTATTGGTTGCGGGCGAAATACCGCGCCAACGAAAGCAAGATTGTAGGCGACAGCGCGACGGACGATTTGTTAAAGGCGTTTCGTAAACTGCTTCACCAATGGGAGCGCAATTTTCGCGAACTTGCTGACGTTTTGCCACGTTGGTTTGTGTCGAAAATTCGCGGCTATGTGACAAACAACCTCGCACAGCAGACGAAACCGTTAAAAGATGCGGGGCTTGGCTTTAATCTCAAATTTAGCTATATGAGCCAAAGGGAACGGCAGACATTTCAAGCCATCGTTAAGGAAAACGTCAATCTTATAAAAAGCATAGCGCGGCAGAGTTTAACGCAGGTCGAGGGCATTGTTTTACGCAATATCGAAGCAGGGCACGACCTCGCACGCATGACCGATGAACTGCACAAGCAATTTGGCGTGACCGAAAGACGCGCCCGCATGATCGCACGCGACCAGACGAACAAGGCCACAAATAACCTTTCGCGTCAGCGGCTTTTAAGTTATGGCATAAATAAGGGAATTTGGATGCACACGGCAAGCGGCAAAACATACCGCGAAACACACGCCCTCGACCACACACAGGGCGGCATGGATGGCGCGGAGTATTTCATTGATGAAGGCTGTTATGACCCGAATCCCAACGTGCAAGACTATATTCAACCGGGAGAACTGGTTAACTGCTATTGTGTGTGCCGCCCTGTTATCCCGCAGTTGAGCGAGGAAGAAACCGAGGCGGGCATTGAGGAAATCTTTGAGGAACTAGGAGAGAAGGTGTAAACATGATATTTGACACCGTACCGCTTGAAACGGCGCGAACATTCGACGAAAACGGCTATTTGCACGTTTCAACGTCAAACATTACCAAAGAGCAGGTCGTCCCATACGTCGGCGACACAATCCCCGGTTGGCAGGAGCTTGGCCTAAAGCCTAAAGCCATATATCAGATTTACCGCCCTGCCGCCGAGATTGAGAAAGCGGTTGACACGTTCAACGGGCTTCCGTTGTCCCTTGACCACTGGGAAATGGACGCAAGCAATATGCCGAAAGATAAGATTGTGGGAAGTCTTGGCACAGATGCGGCGTTCGATGCGCCCTATCTGACAAACAGCTTGACCGTGACCGACGCTGACGCAATTAAAAGAATCAATAGCGGCGAGTTTCGCGACCTTTCGGCGGGTTATCTTTGCGACGTTGTTATGGAAAGCGGTATTTTTGACGGCAAATCCTACGACGGGCGCATGAAAAATATACGCGGAAACCATGTTGCACTGGTGCGGGAAGGCCGCGCCGGACATGATGTGCGCGTTGCCGATTCCGCATTGAAAGGGGGTGAAAACATGGGAGACGCATGGAAAACCCTTTTCTTTGATTTGACAAAAGCATTACAAGGTGGTGATACCGTGGAGAAAATCAAGAAAGAAGAAATCATGAAAGAAGACTCCGCTCCGGACATGACGAACACTGCCCCGGCAGTTGAAACCGCGCCGGAAGTTGAGGAAACGCACGATGAGGAACCCGTTGACGTTCTCGCTGACGAGTTGCGCGAGGCTATGAAAGCGGCAGGGCTTGACCCGGAGGACAAAGCAAGCCAAAAGGCGTTTATGGCTGGGATTGCTTATGCGAAGCCCGCCGAGGACGCGCAGGACGCTTGCAAGGCAAAAGACGAAGAAACTGCTGACGCTTGCGCGAAAGATTCCGCGCCTGTCTTTGACAAGGCTATGGCGGCGGCACTTTACACGGCGGCGGAAGAAGTTGCCCCGTTTGTTGGCAAGATTTCCAATCCGTTCACGTTTGACAGCGCGAGCGACATTTACAAAAAGGCACTTGATGCACGCGGCGTTGAGGTGGATGGGGTAGACCCGTCCGCATACGGCGCGATGGTGAAGATGCTGACGAAAGCCGCCCCGATTATGGACGCGGCACCCGTCGAAAACGACCCGATTAATGAAGTATTGAAGGGCATTAAAGCCCGATAAGGAGGAATGAAACATGGCTTTTACTTATCAGCAGAGCGTGGGCAAGTATAACAAAGAAGCGATTCCCGGTGATCGCGCGAATAATCAGCCCGCAATTTACACGCCGGAAAACCTTGTGACCCCGGCAGATTTGGGCACGGCTTATGCCCCGGTGCAGGTGGGCGGCTTTGCGTGGAAGAACGCAAACGGGCAGGCCGTCGGCAATGGTAGCGGTGCGCCTGTTGGCTTTGCCGAACGCGTGCAGAATTACCAGTATTATGACATGACCGAGGAAGGGACGTTGATTATCCCGAATGGCGCGGCTGTTGAGCTTGCCGTTAAGGGGGATTTCTTTGTGCAGGCCGATGCAACGACGAGCGCGGGCGCGACGGTTTACGCGAACACGACCAATGGCGCGGCAACGCTGACGAGTGGCGGTTCTACCGTTGACACTGGTTTCAAGACATGGAACGCCACCACTTCCGGCGGCATGGCGATTATCACGAAACGCTAAAGGAGGAATGAACAATGATTGATATGGAACTTGCAAAGCAAAAGGGCTTTGATTTTGGCGGCGCGACCAAGTTTTTCGACAGTGCCGAACCGCATAAGGGCGTGACTGATGCGCTTGACCCGAATACCGCCGTACCCGCCTATATGTCGGTGTACGCGAACCCGCGCGTTATCGAGATTCTGACCGCGAAGCGGAACTATAAGGCAATCGCGCCGGAAGTTAAGAATGGCGATTGGAGCACCGCTTTTACCCAGTTTAGGGCGTTGGAGCTTACGGGTACTGTTACGCCGTATCAGGATTATGACGCAAACGGACAGGCCAACGTCAACGCCAATTTCCCCACGAGGCAGCAGTATCGTTTCCAAACGACTTTGAGAGTCGGCGACCTCGAGCAGGACGTTAACGCGGCGGCAAGGATTGACCTGTTTGCCGAGAAACAGCGCAGCGCGGCGACGTTGCTTGAAATCAGCTTCAATAAGTATGCGTTTTACGGTGTCGAGAATCTCAATATTTACGGCCTGTTGAATGACCCGAATCTTAACGCTGACCTTACCCCGACCACGGGCACGGCGGGCAATACGTGGACGCTGAAAACCGCCGACGAGATTATGAGCGACTTCGCGAAGATGTACGCGAAACTGTATGAGCGTTCTAATGGCTGGATTGACGGCAACACGCGCACGAAGCTTGTGATTGCTCCGGCGGCTCTCGCAGAACTGAACAAAGTCAACGCTTTCGGCGCAAGCGTCAAGAAAATGTTGAGCGACACCTATCCCAACATGGAGATTCTCTCCGCGCCGGAAATGGTGACTGGTAGCGGCAACCTTGCCATGATTCTTGCCGACGAGGTGAACGGACAGCCGACCGTCGAGTTTGGCTATAGCGAAAAGTACAAGGCTCACAGCATCATTCGCGATAGCTCCTCGATGTATCAGAAGATTAGCGCGGGCACTTACGGCGCGATCGTCTATATGCCGTTTGCAATCGTTACGATGCTGGGGGTGTAATCGGTGGCACAAACGACAGTATTTTACAACGGAGTACGGGATATTGAGTTTGATGTAACCGATAAATCCGGCATTGTGCATACCGTCGTTGTCAAAGGTAGCGGCGCGGGGATTAGGGGCGTAAATGGACAGCCTCTCCCCGCCGTCGGTGCCTATGGCGTTACGGTGGTTGATGCCGACCTTTGGGCGGCGGTGAAAGCGGCGTTTGCTGAACATCCGGCCTTTAAGCTGGGCTTTGTCAAAGACGGCGAAACCGAAAAAGCAAAAGCTAAAGCGAAAGAAGAAGTTTCCGCACTTGACAACGGGCAGGGCGCGGCAAAGCAAGAAGAAGCGGGGAAGAAAAAGACCCGCAAGAAATGACGAAAGGAGCGCGGATATATGGAATTTGATAAAGATGCGTTTCTTGCTATTTATCCCGGCTTTTCGGATGTTCCCGATGCCGCGCTGACTTTTGTTTGGCAAAGTGCGCTTTTGCTTTCCGGCCTTGAAACCAACCCCAATTATAACGACGCTGAAAAAGAAAACCTTTTGTTCCATTTGATGTGTCATATGTTGGAACTAAAACAGCGCGGGACAGCGGGGGCTATGGTGGGAGCAACAGAGGGGAGCGTTTCCGTTTCCTATACTTCGCCACCCGACGGGATGGAGGAATGGTGGTACACGCGAACTGCTTGCGGCTCTTATTATTGGGAAGTTATCAAGGGCGGCAAGTTTGGCGGGATGTGGTTTAATGGGTGTCACTGTTAAGATTGAGGGCGGCGACAAGTACAAAGCCTTTCTTGCTAAAATGTCGCAGATCGCGGGCGGCGTAAAAGCGGGCATTTTAGAGGGTGCGACAAACAAGGCCGGAGGCGCGAATATAGCGTCTTATGCTTTTTGGAATGAGTTTGGGACGACTATTCCAGTCACCCCAAAAATGCGGGCTTATATGCACTACAACGGCGTACACCTAAAGAAAGACACGACCTCGATTTCTATTCCACCGCGTCCGTTTATGCGAACGGTAGCGAAGGAGCGGCCTAAAGTGTGGATTGGCACTATGGTGGGGCACATTCGCGGGCGTGCTTCAAATCCTGCAATATGGAAAGAAGCTTTAGGCAAAGCCGGGGAGCAGATGGTGAAAGACATCCAAAACTCAATACAAAACGGAAGTTGGACACCAAACGCGCCTTTGACAGTCAAGTGGAAAGCCGAGCGCGGCAAATCGCAACCCGACAAGCCTTTGTTTGATACTGGCGCGATGTTTGCGGCGGTTAAGTTTGAGGTGGTAGACAAATGAACCTACACGCTATAGTTTCCGGCGCAATCGGGAGCGTAAACAAACATGAACTTGTTACAATCTACCGATGCAACGGGACAACCAACAACGCGGGCGTTGTCAGCGTCACATATACGCCGAGCGATATTATGGCGCAAGTGCAAGCCCCCAACGCGGGCGATTTGAGGCTTTTTGACAATCTAGCGGATGCGAAACACGTTAAAAAGTTTTATATCAACGCGTCGGCGCATACAATCAACCGACACGAGGAAACGGCTGGCGACATCATCGAACGCGCTGACGGATCCTACTGGCTGATTGATATGATACGCGACGATTTTAGCCCGGAAGGTTGGCTTTGTGTGTTGGGTACATTACAACACGAACCGCCCGAAATTGTGATTGATGACGAAGGAGGCGGCGACGATGGCACTGACGGAAGCTGACTTTATGACCGCTTTGCACGGCTATATAGTGGCGGTGACAGGGCTTGACGGCGGCGTTGTCTTTCGGGGCAATCAATCCCGCATGGTATTGCCGAAAAAGGGCGCGTACTGCATCTATACGCCTATCATTAGGCAACGACGCGGGACAAACCTTTACAGATTCGATGCCGAGGGCTTACCCGACGATAAAAACGGCACGGATTCTTTGACCGCACTTGTGCTTATTGATGTGCAAGTGGATTTTTACGCCGATTATGCTGCACAAAACGCCCAAATGTTAGAAATAGCGTCTAGAAGCTATATGGGAACGAACTATTTCAAAGCGGCGGGCGTTGATGTGCGAGTGTGCACGGCGCAGAATCCGCGCAATCTAACTGGCATTGACGCAAGCAACCAGTATGAAGAAAGGTGGAGCGTTACGATCACGGCAGAAATCAACAGTGCGTTGATTCAAAAATTGCCGTGGTTCGAAGACGTAACAATGAAAGCACTTAAAAACGTGGACGTATATTTCCCGCCCACGGATTAAAGGGGGAACAAAAACATGAGTACAATTCCTGCATCGTACATCGTTGCAATTAACCCTCGTCTTATCCCGGCGGGGGGTACGGACTTGGAATTTAATGGACTTTTCTTGACCGAAAACGACATGATTCCTGCTGACGCGCCGCTTATGGCGTTCACTTCGGCGGACACGGTCGCGGCGTTTTTCGGTGAGACTTCCCCGGAATACAGCGCGGCGGCGTTGTATTTCTTGGGGTACAATAACAGCTTTTCGAAGCCGCGTCGTTTGATGTTCGGGCGGCGCATTTCTGCGGCGGCGGGCGCATGGCTGCGCGGTGCTAAATTCAACGGCACGCTTGCCGATTTTGCGGATATGGCGGCGGGTACGCTGAATATCACGATTAACGAAACCGAGATCGCCTTGACCGGGCTTGATTTTACGTCGGCAACCAGTTTCAGCGCGGCGGCTACGGTTTTGCAGACGGCACTTGCGGCGGAGCTTTCGAGCGTGACCGTTACGTATTCGAGCCTTACGGGAGCGTTTCAGATTAACTCTCCGGGAACGGGCGCGACGGAAACAATCACCTTTGCAAGCGGCACGGCGGCGGATTTGATGAACCTTACCGAAAACGCGGGCGCGGTTCTTTCGCAGGGTAGCGACGCTTTGACGCAATCGGCTAACATGAACGCTATCAAGAGGCAAAGTCAAAACTGGGTTTGTTTCACAACGATTTACACGGCTGACGATGCCGAGCATTTGGGGCTTGCACAGTGGGCAAGCAATCAAGGCATTGATTATCTGTATGTCGGGTGGACGGCTGACCCGCGCCTCTTGGTGCAGGGAGGCACGGCGGATATTGCCTCGCAGATTGACGCGGCAGAGTACGGCGCAACGGCACTTGTCTATGATAACGTCAATGTTGCGGCGTTTGTTCTTGGGTGCGCGGCAAGCATTAACTGGGAGCGTTATCAGGGAACGATTAATTTCGCCTTCAAGCACATTGACGGCCTTGCGGCAACGGTTACGGACGAAACGACGGCGGCGTTGCTCGACGCTAAAGGCGTTGCATACGTCGGCAAGTTTGCGACGCGGAACGATGATTTCACGTTCTTGTATCCGGCGGCTATGTTCGGAAAGTGGGGCTACATTGATACGTTCGTGAACACCGTTTGGTTGAAGAATGTCATGCAGGTCAGCGTCATGAACGGCCTTACGAATAACGGGCGCGTACCTTACAACGAGCGCGGCTATGCGCTGATTCGCGCTTGGCTCCAAGACCCGGTGAACCGCGCCGTAAATAACGGGTGCATTGACCCCGGCGTTGTGTTGTCTGAATCGCAGAAAGCGCAGATTTTCAACGAAACGGGCAAGGATTTGACCACGGAACTTTGGACGATGGGCTATGCAATCCTTGTTGAGGACGCGGGCGCGGCGGTGCGCGTTGGGCGTAATTCGCCGAATATCAGCGTTTACTATACCTACGGCGGTAGCGTTAACCGCATTGAAGTCGCTTCTACGGCGGTTCTTTAAGGGGGGATTTTGAATGTTGGATATTACAAGCGCAAATGCAACAGTTGCGATGAGCGTTGGCGGTTTGTTTTCGGTCAACCTTGAAAATTTCAGCGCGGATTCGTCCTTTACCACGGACACCGTACAGGCGGCAGAAACGAGGATGGGCGTTGACGGACACCTTGCGGCAGGGTATACGCCCGCCATAAAGACGGTGACGATTAACCTTGAAGCAGGATCGCCGTCCACCGAGTATATGCAGCTTTTGCGGCAGGTGCAGGAAGTCAATAAAAAGCCGTACCGGGTGCAGATGGTTATTTCTATCCCGGCTATCGGCAAGCGGTACACGTTTTCCGAGGGCGTTTTGCAGTCGTTCAAGGGCTTGCCCGATGGGCAGAATGTTTTGAGTCCTACGCAGTGGGTTTTCCATTTTGAGACAATGAGTGCAGAGGGGCTTTAATCTATGCGAAAAATTGTAGATTGGCAGTGTGACGATGGGGGCGAAAGCCTCCATTTTCGCATTAAGCAGATGTCAGCAACACAGGCGGAGCGTTTCACGTTCAAGATTTTGCTTCTTATCGGTGCAAACGGCGGCAAGTTTGAAACGGGCGACCTTTCGGGGTTGCTTGGTTCGCTTTCGTCCGCGCCGTATGAGAAGATACAGGAACTTCTCGACGATCTGCTTTCTTGTTGTTCGATTGTCAAGGAAAATGTTGAAGTCAAATTGACGGAGCAGAACGTAGACACATACATTGAAAGCCGAAATACGCTTTTACAGTTACGCGCGGAGGCGTTCAAAGTCAACGATTTTTTTCAGACAAGCGGGCTGAACGTATTCGCTCAATCCCCCGCGCCGGACATCAAACGCAAGGGCTGATAGAATATCCGACCGTCCCCGGGATGATAGGCGTGATAATTACACGACGGCTGGCGACCTTGCACGAATTACAAACGGTTTATTCTATTGACGATGCCGCCGACCTTTACGAGATCGCGGCGGTGAATAATTACAACGAATGGCGGGCAAGTGAGGAAGTGAAAAGGAAATGACAATTGACGAACTTTTTATAGCGTTGGGATTGAAGACTGACGGCGTAAAGAAGGGCGCGAAAGAAGCGGAAAGCGCAATTTCCGGCATGACTTCCTCCATTGTTGCCAAATTAGGCGTATTGTCAGCGGGCGCGGCGGCGGCGTTGTCCATCTTCTCGCGGTTTGGTGAGTACGTTGCACAGGCTGACGCTATGGGAAAACTCGCGGACGCGCTTGACGTTGACATTGAGAAGATGCACGCATGGGGCGAAGCGGCGGCACGCGCGGGCGGTTCTGTAGAGGGCTTTCAAGGTTCCCTGCAATCATTAACTGCACAGCTTGCGCGACAAGCAACCGTAGGAACAAGCCGCGCGGCAAAAATGCTCGAAGGTGTTGGCATTGACGCGGGCGAAATCGGACGGCAGCGGCAAGCCTTTGACGTTATGATGGACTTGGCGGAAAAAGCCGAAACGATGGGCAAGCAGGAGTTTTTCGGGCTTGGGCGTTCTCTTGGTTTAGACCAAGGCACTATCATGCTTTTGCAGCAGGGACGCGCTGCGCTGAAAGAACAAATCCGATTACAGAAAGAGTTTGGCGTTTACACCAAAGAGGACGCGAAGGTAACGGCAAACTGGAATGACCGCGTTGCAGATTTCGGGCAAGTCATGAAATCTTTTTCTGCAATCATCTTCCGTATGGTTTTGCCCGCTATGACTAAATTTGTGGAGTACGTCAATAAAGCAGTGGCATTTTTACGCAAACATGAAAAGTTTGTGCAAGCGTTCTTTATTGGTTTAGCGGCGGTCATTACAGGCGTTTTGTTGCCCGCATTGGCAAAAATGGCGGCGGCATGGTTAGCTAACCCTATGACGCTGACCATCATGGCGATTGTCGCGGCGTTGGCGGCACTTGCCCTTGTTATTGAGGATTTGGTTGTATGGGCCGAGGGCGGCGAAAGTGCGCTTTCTGATTTGTGGGCGGCTATTTTCGGTAGCCCGGAAGAAGCACAGCAATTATGGGAAGACATAAAACAAGGATTTTCCGAACTTGTTTCTTTCCTTGCGCCTATATTCCAGTGGATAAAAGAAGAATTTATTGGCGCGTTTAAAGCTGTGTGGCCTTATATTGTGCGATTTGTTCGTGATTCGAAAGAACTAATTGTAGGGCTAAAGAATGTCTTTTCTGACCTCGCGAATTATATTATTGATACGTTGGGTGCGGCGTTTAACTGGGTAATTGATAAATGGAACGCGGTAGCATCCGCACTAGGCAAAACTAAAATAGACGTACAAGCAAACGTCGTGTCAAATGCGTCCGATACCGACCACGGCGGCGGGGGAAATAGGTTTGGAGACTTTATAACCGAAACTCCCAAAGCTGACGGCGGCATATTTACTCGCCCGACAAATGCTTTGATAGGCGAAGCTGGCGCAGAGGCGGTAATACCGTTTAGCCCCGGCAAGCGCAATCGCGGCCTTGAATTGCTTTCCAAGATCGCAGGTAATTTCATGCCTAACACTGAAACTACGCCTAAATTTGAAATGCCTAATATTTCGTTACCTAAATTTGAAATGCCTAATATTCAAGCGGCGCAAGCGTTGCCGATGGGCGGCGCAACCACAAACAACAATATAAATTCTGATACGCGCGTGACCGTTGGCACGGTCAATATCAGCGCGGCAGACGGCACCGACGCGGCAAATCAATTTATGACGGGCGTTGAACAACGGGCGGCTATGTGGACGGCGGCGGCAAATGTAGCCTATTAAAGGCGGTGAGTAAATGATACTTACGGACTTTCTTTCAAAAAATAAGGGTTGGATTGTTCGCGGGCAATCTGCGGCGGTTGACTTTAACAGTATGCAGGAATTTTCGGCAGAAAAATCAAGCCGTTTGCCCGACGAGCCGATTGAAAAAGGCAGTTTCGCCACATACAACAGAATCATCGAGCCGCGTGCCATAACGTGCAGATTGTCTATTGAGGGCGGCGCGTCGAAGTTGCAAAGCGCAATAGACAGGCTCACGACGCTTTGCGAGAATGACGAGAAAATCACGCTGACAACGCCGGAGCAGAGCTATCCTAATATGATGCTTGAAAGTTTCGATTATCGCAGGGACGCAACCAACGGGCGCGGAGTTTTGTTTGTAGATTTGCGGTTTAAGGAAATACGCGAGGTTAAATCGGCGCAAACGACAACGAGCGTTGAAGAAGCGGAAGAACCCATTGAGGCAGAGGACGCGGCAGACGGTTCCGTTTGTGACGATATAGACGATGGAGAAATGCAAGCGTCAGATGCAAGCGCGGCAGAACAAGAAGCCGAGGAAAGCGGCGGGAATAACCGTTCAATCCTTGCCGAAATACTGAATTAAGGGGGCGACGTAATGAAAAAGATTCCATTATCGCCCGTCCCCGCGCAAAGTTTGAAAGTCAAACTGGGCGGGCAAAATTGCCAAATCCGCTTGTATTATCGCTTTGGTTCAACCTATATGGACTTGACGGCGGGCGGCGTTGTCGTTGTTACAGGCGCAATTTGCCGAGATCGTCAAAACATTATCCAAATCGCGCAAAACGCATTTCAAGGCGCGTTATTTTTTGTCGATATGCTTGGACAATCTGACCCGCTGTATAGTGGATTTGGGGAACGGTGGCGGCTTTTCTACAAGGCGGCGAATGAACTATGAAGCCTTTAATTAAAACCATCAAAACGACCATCATTTTAGGCGAGGGCGAATTTGACGGCGGCGGGAATACGAAAATAATTGAGGGGCTTGCAACGACAGTACAAGTCACAAAAGCCGGATTGCCCGAAAAGAATAGCGCGGAAGTTAGAATACAAGGGTTAAAGTTATCGGACATGGAACAATTAACCTTTCTTTCGTTCTTGCCCGGCGAATATCGCAAAAACCACATTCTCATTGAAGCTGGCGACAAAGGCGGAGAATTATCCGTAGTATTTAAGGGCGACATTACGGCGGCAAGCGCGGATTTCAGCACCGCGCCCGATGTTACTATGAAATTCAACGCCTTGACAGCGGGATGGAGCGTACTTGTTGCGGACAGCCCGACAAGCGTGCAAGGCGAAGCGACAGCGGAAAGCCTTATAAAGCAATTTGCGGAACAGGCAGGATTTAACTTTATCAATGAGGGCGTGACGGAAAGCGTAAAAAACGCCACATTCAACGGTAGCCCCGTCCAGAAAGCGGAGCAAGTTGCCGACGAAGTTGGCGCGGAGTTGTTGATGGACGACGAAACATGGACGTTGATGCCGTGGGACAAGCCGCGCGGGGACGCGGTTTTGCTTAAAGCTGATAGCGGCATGATTGGTTATCCTTCTTTTACGCAAGACGGGATAGCTTGCGAATGTTTCTATAATCCGCGTTTGCAGTTAGGCGGGCAAATCAAAATAGAAAGCATTGTTCCGCGTGCTAGTGGGTACTGGAAAATCACGAAACTTTCCCATGACCTAGCCGCATATACACAAGGCCGCTGGGTATCTCGTATAGACGGTATGTATTTGCCGGAAGAAAGCGAAGGAAGCGAAGAAGAAAGCGGTGCCGATGATGAGTGAAAACACCGTTAAGGGACAGAAAAAGCCAAATACGGCAGGGAGCGAATACAACGCCCTGCAATTTATGATCAAGCAGGCCATAGGCGGAAACGTTCATACCGCAATCCCTGTTAGGGTTCAAGCGGTGGACGGCCTGTTTGTCGATGTGTTGCCCCTTGTTTCAAGCGTTGACGGGTACGGCGAAAGCGTCGAGCCAACAACGCTTTTTCATTTGCCTGTATTTCGCTATCATGCGGGCGTTGCGGCGGTGATTGTTGACCCCATTCCCGGTGATATTGGACTAGCCGTTTTCGCGCAAGCGGATTCAAGCAACGTAAACACGGACACGGACGCGCCACAACAGCCCGGGAGCTTCCGCCGCTATTCTATGAGCGACGGATTTTATTTTGGCGCGTTTCATCCCGGAGAACCATCCGTATATATCGAAGTCACGCAGGACGGCGTTGTTAACATTGAGGCGGCAACAGTTAATATTTCGGGAAGTGTAACCATAGCGGGTGACGCTAATATCGGCGGCATTTCGTTCTTGTCACATATTCACACGGGCGACAGCGGCGGCAATACAAGCCCGCCGAAATAGGGGGGCGACACGCTATGGCAAAAGCTATGAATTTAGAAAATCAAAGGTATGGGCGTGCTATTGTATTAAAACGTGTAGAAAATAAGGGAAGATATGTCCGATGGTTATGTAAATGTGATTGCGGGAATGAGTTTATAGCATTAACAATTCATTTAAGATCGGGCGCGGTAAAATCTTGCGGCTGTTTGCGAAGGGAAGTTGCTATCGAGAAATCAAAAACAATAAACACAAAACACGGCAAGCATAAAACAAGATTGTATAAAATATGGGCGGCTATTAAGGGACGATGTTTTAACAAAAATAATAGTGCGTATAAAAATTATGGTGCGCGCGGGATAACGATATGTGATGAATGGATAAATAATTATCCTGCTTTCGAAAAATGGGCTATTGATCATGGGTACAATGATTCTTTAACCATTGACAGAATAGATGTTAACGGTAATTATTGCCCCGAAAATTGCAGATGGGCTACACGACGGGAACAACAAAATAATAGAAGGGTTAATCACTTTCTCGAATACCACGGCAAAAAGAAAACAATAGCGGAATGGGCTAGAACCTTAAATATATCATCAAAACGGATATATGAACGATTAAGCCGAGGTTGGTCTACAAAAAATGCTTTATCGCGAAAGAAGTATCAAGGGAAAAGGGGGGTTAATTTTGGCTAAAAAAAGAACATTGTATCTCGACCAAGACGCATGGGATATTACTCTTGATGGTGCGGGAAACATTAAAACTGCCATATCTCCCTATGCGGACGCGCAGAACGTGGCTAACGCGGTGCGGCTTTTCACGAATGACGCATTTTTGCGCCAACGTCAAGGCGTGCCGCATTTCGATTTAGACCTTGGCGTTAAGCCCGCGCTTTCGGAGGTTCGCGCCGTATATCGAGAAACCGCGCTTTCCGTAGAAAATATCGCTGACGCGACGGTTGAGATCGCGGGGCTTGACACCGAAACAAGGGCTATGACGGGGACAATACAAGCGACGAGCGCAAACGGCGAAACCGTTTCTGTCGAGTTTTAGGAGGTGCGTTTATGGCAATCACTTTTAACCCGGAAACGGGATTTTCTGCCGACAGTACAAGCACAATCAGACAGTCAATAGTCGATGATTGGACGGCGGTTTTTGACGATGAAGCCGCCACTTTGAATACTTCATCGGAAAGCCCCGCAGGGCAGATTATTGACAGCTTGTCGGTTCTCGTTACGGGCAAAGACAGCGAGTTTCTCAACCTTGCAAATCAATTCAACCCATTAACCGCAGACGGTATTTTCCAAGACGCGCTGGGGGCTATTTACTTCTTGACACGCAAGGTTGCCACATCAACCGTCGTTTCATGCACTTGTACGGGACTATACGGCACGACGATACCCGTGGGCAGTATTATCCAAACTACGGACGGCGTTAAACTGGCAAGCCTTGGCGCGGCGACAATCGGCGCAAACGGTACTGTAGAAGTTGAATTTGCGGCACAAGAAGCGGGCGCAATCGACATAGGCGCGGGAACTTGCACGAAAATCATTACTGTTATTGCTGGTTGGGACACTGTAACCAATGCGGCGGCGGGAGTGCCGGGAAACCTTATCGAAGGACGCGCGGACTTTGAAAAGCGGCGTTATAACTCGGTAGCGGCAAATGCACACGGGAGCGCGGCGGCTTTACAGGGCGCGGTGTATCAGGTCGAAAACGTGCTGGATTGCCTTGTTCTCGAAAACAAAACTGACGGCACGGTTACAAAACAGGGCGTATCGCTTATATCTCATTCTGTCGCTGTGTGCGTTTACGGCGGCGAGGACGAGGATATAGCAGAAACGATTTACAACAAGCTTGATGCGGGGTGCGGGACGAACGGAGAAACTACAATCACTTACACTTCGCCCGACGGCGTAGTCAATACTTACAACATTGTCCGGCCTATCCCGACCCCCGTTTATTTATCTGTCACGATCAACAAAACGTCACAAACGCCAGCAACCGTTACGCAAGATATTAAAAACGCCATTATCAACGACGCAAACGGGCAGGACAAAAACAGCGGAAACACAAGATGCGGAATGGGACAAACAATTTACGCTTCACGCTTCACAGTTGCCATCGTAAAAAGCGCGGGCGTAAACGACCTTGAAAGCGTTTACATTGGATTAACTGCAAGCCCTGCCGGAAACAGCGTAACAATGGACGCGGACATGGAGCCGATTTTCGACGCTGACAATATCGAGGTGGTTATCAATGAGCCTTGATTTTAACGACCTTGCACTTCGCACGATACAAAGTCAATACGGCGCGTCCCCGCACATTATCGGCATTGTCGAAAAGGCGGCAAAACAGCTTGACCCAACGGGCGATATTAAGACCTTTTACAATAAGGTTTTTAACCCGCTGACCGCCGAGGGTGTAGGGCTTGACATTTGGGGGCGTATCGTCGGCGCGTCAAGGTATTTGACCGTAGATAATGAGGATTTTTTCGGGTTTTATGGTAGCAATTTATTTCCATTTGATAACGCGCCGTTTTTCTTAACGGGCGATACAGACCATTTTCGCCTTGATGATAACGCCTTTCGGACGCTGATATTTCTAAAAGCCGCGGCAAATATTGGAAACGCAACCTTGCCGGGTATCAAGGAAGTTTTAACCGCCTTGTTTGACAAGCCCGTGTTAATTATGAACATAGGCGAAATGAAAGTACGCATAGTTTTTACCTTTTACTTAACGCCGTATCAACGCGCACTGTTACGCGAATACGGCGTTTTAAATTTGGGCGGCGGCGTTGGATACGAGTATTACCAAATCGACCCGGACACGACCTTTGGCTTTAACGGTAGCGGCTTGCAACCGTTTAACCAAGGGATATTCCAACTATACGACATACAGGAGGGATAATTTATGGCAAACAATCCTACACTATTAACAATGCCGATTGCCGAAAACGGGCAGAAAAACACGATACCCGCAACGCAAGCGGCGGCAGGGGACGGGCTTTTGAGCCAAAGCACAGGCTTCCCGCCAGAAACGGCTCTCCCGCTTGGCGCGGGCGGTAAAGCCCCAACGCGCGAAGACTTCAACGGTGCTTTCAATCTGCTTTCTGATATTGCGTTTTATAGCCAAAAAGGATGGACATTTCAATATGACGAAAACCAAGCCTATTATAAGGGCTGTATCGTTATGGACGCGACGGACGGAAAGCGGTATGAGTGCATAGACGACGTAGAGGCAGGAACTATTCTTCCGTCCGCTGATACGGATAACGATTATTGGCGCGAATACTCTCCGGGTGGCGTACCGCTTGGAACTATCCTGCCGTACGCGGCAAACGCGGCAGAACCGCCTTACTCGTTCCTTTTCTGCGAAGGCCAAGCCATAAGCCGCACAATGTACCCCGACCTGTTCGCCCTTATCGGCACCACCTACGGCGCGGGTGATGGCAGTACAACTTTTAATCTCCCAAATCCGCTTGGAAAATACCCACAGTTTGCACAGACGGCAGGGACGGTCAAGAGCGCGGGGTTGCCGAATATTGAGGGTGGGCCAGCCAGTGAAATGCTAATCATAAAACCTGATAAAACGGCAGCATCCTCCCAAAGCGGAGCCTTGGGCATTTCTAGTAGCTATAACTCATCAGTGGAAATTGGTTCGGGCACGGCAGGGGCATCTCTATTTGCATTTAATGCTTCCCTATCCAACTCCATCTACGGCAACAGCGACACAGTCACCCCGCCCACTATAACCTTCCGGGCAATCATCAAAGCATACGACGCGCCAACACCTAGTAGCGCGCAAATCGACCTTTCGCAGTACGCGTCCGACCTTGCGGCACGTTTAACACGAGAACAGACCCCGGCGTTTAACCGCAGGGACGTTATCACTACGTCGGGGACGTACACCGCCCCTGTCACTGGGTGGTATAGGATTGTCGTCAAAGGCGGCGGTGCTGGTGGACAAGGTGGTCATTATAATAGCTCATTTGTAGTCGGTGTTGGCGGTACTGGCGGCGGCGAGGGCGGCACAACTATCGGCTACGAAAAAATGAACGCAGGACAAACCGCAACTGTAGTTATAGGCGCAGGAGGCGCAGGTGGTGCATACGGTATAAACGTTGCGGCTTCGTATGGCGGGAATGGCGGAGACAGTAGTGTTACGATTGGGGATACTAATATCACGGGGTATGGAGCAGCAACTTATACGGGCGGCTCTGGGACTATTTGTGGATCTCCCGGCACGCAAGGCCTTGCATCTAGTAGCGTGCATTTACAAGGGCAGGGCGGTGCTGGCGGCGGTGCTGGCGGACGATTATTAACCAATGGTATTTTAGGTGGCGGCGGAAGTGGCGGAAATGCAATCATGCATAATGGAACGTGTACTAACGGGCTTGCAGGCGGCGCAGGCTACGTCTGGTTCGAATTCTTCGACCCGGCCTTGATGTAAAGGAGTGATATATAAATGGCAGTATATGTAAATCCCGAAAGCGGGAATCATGAAGTCTGGGACAAGAAGCCCGAGGGCTATCTTACGCCTGAGGAATGGGAAAAACTTCACCCTACCCCGCCCCCGCCGCCCCCGACGCGGGACGAGCAAATCGTAAATCTGACGGCGGAGTACACGCAAGAAAAGGCGAACTTGTGCGAAGCTTACACCACAGCCACGATGCAAGGCGACACCGAAACCGCGCAAAGCGTGGCGCAGGATATGAAAGACCTTGATGAATGGTACGATGAAGAGTACGAGAAAATACCCGAAGACGAAGGGAGCGAGGACAATGGCGAAGCCTAACCCGCGCTGTGTGCGCTGTAACCAGAAAATGAGAAACGACGGTACGGCAGAAGCCCCGCAGTGGGTATGCAATAACCCGAAATGCGTACGGTATGTGCCAGAGCCGGAGCCGGAAGAAGAGAAGAAGGACGAGGGCGGCAAATAGCCGCCCCTTTTCTTTGAGGTGATGTCATGATTAGATGGCTTTTATATCTTATCCCGTCGTTGCTTTCGACGGTGCTGTGCTATCTCACGAACTGGTTTGTTGTACTTTTCGCGGATATAAACGGCGAATTGCCGGGTATTCTGCATTTGTGGCAAACGTGGGATAACAGCGTATTTTGTTCAGATTCCGTAGAGGTTGCGCCGTCGTTTTTAAAGTACGATTGGCAAAAACATTATCGCGAATATAAAGACACAACGCCGGAACTCAAAGCATGGAACCGTGACAGGTGGTTTGTTGTTTGCATCGAGCCGCATTTTACGTTTCTCGAAGAAGTCAAGCGGTATTGTTGCGGCGTGCTGTGGTTGATGCGTAATAACGCTTATGGTTTCGCATTTTACCTTTTAGGCGCGACGGTAACGCCGTTGTTGTCTTTCAAGCAAAGCGAAAACACAATTAGCGTTGACGAGGTTTATGGCGACGCGTGGATGTATAAAAATACTGCCCCGATATTTTCGGCTTTCGGGTGGACGGTTCACTGGAATAACTTGTTAGGATGGAAAATCGACACAAGCGCGAAATTTGACACCCGCGCTATGATCGCGAACAGGGTAGCATTTTTCTTTGAACGGGAGGGCGAATAAATGAATCTTGAAATTTTGTCACAAATCATAGCGGTTGCATCCGCGATAGCCGCAGTTTTTCATTTTGCCGTACTTCGCCCTTTGGACAACAGCATAAACAGAATCGAAAAAATGCTGGATAAATTTGAAGAACGCGCTGACCGGGAAGAACAGGCGCGGCACGAAATCGACATTAAGTTAGCCGAAGTTGACCAGCGAGCCAGATCTGCACACGCGCGAATCGACGAAATAACAAAAATTATGGCTGCGGCAAATAATTGACCGCGAGAAACGCCCGCTGACGGGCGAAAAATAGGCGGCGAATATAAACTATTGCGCGGATAAAGAAAAGCCGCCTACGGGCTATTTACGGCGGCGAGAACGCGAAACGGGGGTATTTTATGGCGTTTATGCGGAAATTCAAGTCAAATATTCTCGATATGGCGAATTGGTCGAAGCACCACTTGAGCCAAATCATCATTTTAGCGGGTGTCATTATCCTGTTGTTGGTTGTTCTTGTGTTGTTTAGTTGGTTTGTAGGATATTATGCAAACGGTTTCTACGGGCTTAAGTTTGACTTAGGGAGCGTTTGGCAGGGCTTGGGCGCGTGCGTGACAGCTATCAGCGGATTGTTAACCGTCGCGGGGGTTCAGCTTGGCAAGCATTATGTGGACAGTAAGTATAATTCAAATCGAGGCGAAAAGCCGGGAAGTAGGAGGGACGCGGTATGAGACAAGTTACGCTTGAAGAACTGGGACAAGTTGCGGCAAATAGCCGCGAGGATTTATGGGCGGCGGCGCATAGTGCAGGGCTTGAAAATCCGCTGATTATATTGCACTGGAGCGCGGGACACTACGGGCAGTACTTTCCAGACTATCATGTGCAGGTAGACGAACACGGCGAAACTATGCTTTCTACTAACGATTTAAGCGAGGTGCTTGCTCATACTTGGCATTTGAACCGCGGTACGGTTGGCGTTTCGCTTTGTTGTGCTTGTTTCGCAACGACCGAGGATTTAGGCAACGAGCCGCCGACAGAGGCACAGATCGAGACGATGGCGCAAGTTATCGCCGTGTTATGCTCTAATCTGTGGCTTACTTGTGACCGTGCCGATATTGTCATGACGCACGGCGAGGCGGGCGACGATAGCAATTTGTATGACGATGCTGATTTATACGGCCCGGATAATGATTGCGAAAGATGGGACTTGCAGTTTTTGGGGACGGATGAAAGCCCGTACTATACCGCCGACCATAGCGACCCGATCACGGGCGGAAATGTCCTGCGGCGAAAAGCGGCGGAATATCAGCAGAAATGGAACCGCGAGGGCATGGCGTTATGATTATAAAGAGCAATACTCCGCTTTCAGACAACGAACTACGGCGCATTAAAGATGCAATTCAAAACCGTTTGCTTCAAACAGATTTGGAGTTTTCTTTGCAGTATATCTTTCCGGGCGTGCGAATGAAACTTGACGGCGAGACATTGCTTATAGGAAATCCCCCGTGGGATCTGTCGCAGGAAATAGAGTTATGAAATCCCCCTATTATCACGATAGAGTGATTTTTTCTTGATTTTTCGATATATAGTCTAGCTAGTTTTAGCTAGTTTTAGCTAGTTTAGCAAGTGTAAATTACAATTTTAATCGTAAAAATGCAACCTATAATTTACATTTTAGGAGGGCGTGAGATGTGGACGAAAACAAGACTTTTAAGTACATTGCTTTTGTCGGCGTGTTTATTTTTATTTGCGCCGTCGCATGGTATCTGCTCAGAGAGCCGGACGTATCAAATCAGCAAGACAGAGCTTCAGACGTTAGAGAATCACTTGACCGCGCTGGAGCAGAACAACGAAACGCTGAAAGCGATATTGAGCGAATCGAACGAGGACTTGACGATAGCCTTGGACGCGTTGATGAAATCGCAGAACGAATTGGCGACGCTGAAAATGCAATTACAGCAAGCCAAGAACGACGCGGAGAGTGCGAAAAACTCCTTGGCGATAGCGAATCAAGAATTAGAGAAAGCCGCGCAATCCTTCAAGCAGTACGAAAAAGAACGCGATAAAGTAGAGGGGCGGTTACGCAATCAGCGTAATATATGGGAAGTTTTGTGTCTTGTTGCCGTTGGCGTTGCCGTCGCCCGTTGAGCGTGATATAATAAAAAGGAAGGAAAATTCTACTGGATAGGCTTTAGTAGTTTCTTTGCATCAGCTATCAAAATGACGGACGGAAACGAACTACTAAAAGCGCATCCGGCTATAATGCTATGCGAAGTGAATTAAAAACTTAATATCATATATCCCGTTTTTGTGTGTATTGTCCACTCGTTCATAGGTTATGTAATCTATGATCGCGTGGACGATATTTTTTTTGGCTTCAAAGCTGCCGTCGCAATCTTTCACCAGTTTATATATTCGCGCAATATCGACGGCGCGGGCGTTGGTTTTCGGTGCTGATAGTTTTTCTTGTATGCGTTTAGCTTCACTTGTTAAGGCTTCAAGTTTCGCGGTTGCGGCGGCTTGCGTCAAATATCCGCTTGTGTACCATTCGACAATAGCGGCCTTTTCTGCGTCAATTTTGGCAAGGCGTTCTTTTAGCTTTTGCGTATCATCGACGCGGGGCGCGGCTTTGTCGGTTGCCTTAATATATGCCGCTAGTTTTTTCGGCGTTTTGCATATCTGTTTCAATGTGTCCCAAAAAGCCGCATCGACAATATCCGTTTTTGCGTATCGCGCGTTGCATTTTTCGGCTTGCGGCTTGACGGCATTAAAGCAAGTGTAATATGAACCGCTGGCCGGACGGCGTATAACGATCGAGCCGCCACAACGGGCGCATTTCATAACGCCTTGCAGGAGATATTGTTTCGTTTCAAGTTTTCGTTTCCTGCGTTTCTTGTTTGCGTCAAGGAGCCGTTGCGCAGCTTCAAATGTTTCTTTGCTGACAATCGCGGGACACTGCATCGGAATCCACTCGCTTTCCGGGCGCGTTGTATTGTGCCTTTTGTGCGCGTCAATCTTTTTGGAGTATTCTTTGTAGGCGTAATATTCGCCCGTGTACATAGGCTTTTTAAGCATACGGCAGACGTTTGAACCAAGCCATTTTTTGCCGCCGGGGGATGGGATATTCATTTCATTCAGCTTGACGGCGAGGGCATCGGTGCCGCCAAAATCGCCGCTTATATACATATTAAATATCTTTCGTATAATAGCGGCTTGCGGTTCGTTGATGATATAATCTTTTGCTTGTTCGTCCCATGCGTACCCGAAAACTCCATGATCTGAAATCGGTTTACCGCTTTTCAGCTTGCCGCGCTTGCCGCGCATGGTTCTTTCTTTTATCTTTTCGCGTTCGTATTCGGCAAACGCGCCTTGCATTTGGTAAAATAGCTGACCTTCCGGCGTTGTCTTGTATTCTGCATTGACAAAATGGAGCGTTGCGCCGCTTTTCTCAATTTCTTCGGTAATTAGTAATTGGTGGCTTAAACGGCGGGCTAATCGGTCTGGAGTATAAACTATCACGCAATCATAAATCTTCGCTTGTAGCGCGTCTCTCAAAGCGTCAAGGCGCGGCCTGTCGAGATACGCGCCGCTGTAACCATCATCAATATATTTCGTGACATTTGCCGCGCCGAGATTGGCGGCGTATTTTTCACAAGCTGATACTTGCGTTTCAAGGCTGTATCCGTGTTCTGCTTGCCAATCCGTAGAAACGCGGGCGTATATAGCGGCGGTTTGCATTTTTAGCACCTCTGCAAATAGGATAAAATACCTATATATACTAGTACTATTATACTATTTTTAAGATTTTGCTTGACTTTTCATGTGTATCATGGTACTATGACAATAGAAAAGGGGAACACTGAAAAACAAATGAGGAGGCGTACACCATGAAAATCCCGAAGAAGTATCAAAAGTACATCAAGGAAGCATGGCAAGATGATGATGGGCTTTGGGTACAATTAAAGAAGCCGTATATCTTCAATGATATGGGGTCTACGGTAATTGCACAAGATACCATGCAAGAACTGATTGAACAGCTAAAGGATATTATTGAAGATAATCAGGGGGTATGGGAGGGGCGATAAGCCCCTTTCCAAAATAAAAGGAGGCGTGAACAATGTTGATTAACAAAGAAATGATTGAGAAAGCAAAGGGCGACATCTACAGGCGCGAGAATGGACTGTGGGGCAGGAAATCGGTTTTCGGGCTATATAAAGACGAACACGACGCAATCATTGGAACGCTTGTCGATTATGTACTTGGAAGCAAAGCGGCAGTTTGTAGCGAAAGTTTCCTCATGAATACGGTTGACACCGTGGAGCGCGAGTTTGCGGAAATTACGAAGGGGGCGTGATATAATGACAACGCCACACACCCGCGCCGTAGCACGTTACAACGCGAAAACCTACGACCAAGTAAAAATCAACGTGCCCAAAGGTTGGCGCGAAAAAGTACAAGCCGCCGCCGCAGACATTGGCGAATCAATGACGCAGTACATGGCATACGCAACACTGAAACGAATGGAGGGCGAAATTATGAAACGGTATCATATTGTTGACAATCTCGAAATGTGGTTAGGCAATCAGCCGCCGACCGACGAAAACACGATCATTGACGAAAAGGAGCTTGCCCGACTTGCTAACGAATGGGGCAAGGACGCAAAAGACCTTTTGCAAGACCTTGAAGAAATATAAGCATGACAAGAGAGCCGCCCGTGAGGCGGTTCTTTTTTTGTTGTATCGAAGTTGTATCAAAGTTGTATCAAAGTTGCAAGTTGTCGGAAATCCCGACACGTTATGCCTTTTTATCGTCCTGCGCCAAGAACGCAATATAAGACGCGGCTTGCTCCTGCTTTTGTGGAGATAATGCGGCGAGGGTTTTTATGATATTGCCGACAACGGGCAAGGCGGCGAATGGTGACCGCTTTTCTTCGCGCCCTAATATGTAATCCGTGGACACATGAAAATAATCTGCAATCCTTTGGAGAGTTTCAAAATCTGGTTCGCGCCGTCCAGTTTCATACATTCCTATTGCACTAGGTGAGAGTTGTAGTTGCTTTGCTAATTCTTCTTGTGTTATATCTTTAGTTTTTCTTAATTCTTTCAAGCGCATCATAATTCTCCCCCCTTATTACTAAATACAACACATAGTGTGAAAATCCTTGCTATTTCACGATAGGTGAAAAATTTTTATAAAAAGGCTTGACTTTTCACATAGTGTGTAGTATTTTATATAAGGAACCACACGAACCGTGAAAGGGGGTGCAGAAATGGAATACTTGAAGGAGTTTAGGAAAGGGCGAAATCTTTCACAAGAGAAAATGGCGGAACTGCTTGACGTTTCGCTTTCGTTATATACCAAGATTGAAAGCGAAAACCGAAAGCCGAGCCGAGAATTTATGAACAAATTCAAAACCGCATTTCCTGACTTCGATATGAATATTTTTTTTGCGGACGCGCTTCACGCTTCGTGAAGATATGCGGAGATAATGAGGTGAGTTATGGAAACGGAATACAAAAGGACGCGGCTATATGGCATTTGGTACGGGATGCGCCAAAGGTGTTACAACGAAAAAAATGTTAACTATCACAATTACGGGAAGCGCGGCATAAAAATTTGTGACGAATGGAAGGATAATTTCTTTGCTTTTTCTGAATGGGCTTTTAATAACGGATACCAAGACCCGCCTATTGATGGAAGTTTGCCGAGATTTCTTCACTTGACGATTGACAGAATAGACGGAAACAAAGGCTATTCGCCGGATAACTGCCAATGGATAACCCACAGCGCAAATTCTTCCAAAGGGCATAAAGATTTTCAGAATCGCGTTGCTGTCCGAGAGTTTATTTCTTGGCTTGATACGAAATGTGAAGAAATTGTTGAAACTAAATTTCCGAAACAATGCTACTTTCGTAGCGGGCGAAGGATAAGGGATTTCATATCTTTTTGCATTAACAGGAAATTTGCAATTGGGAAATTAACCTGCATTGAAGAAAAAGACTTGCCAAAGGCGCGGGCGTTTGCTGAAAAGGTTTTCGCGCTGTTTGACTGAAAGGAGGCGGCGAAATGAAACTGCCGCGCAAACTGAAAGACGGCGTGGAGTACAAAACGACGGCGGCGGGATGCAACGTGACCTTCGCGCTTTACGGTTGGGAAGGGCGCGAAGAAGAAATCAAGGACAAATTCAACAAGGCACTGGTTGACGCGGCGTTGAGACAGGCCGAAAGGGGGGAAGTCGCTTGGTAATGGAGTTTTTGGCGGGGCTTTCGTGCTTGGCGTTTGTCGGGTGCGTTGTGTATGTGTTTTATATGCTTGCGGAAGAACAAAAAGGGGAGTGGAAGGATTGAAAAAGCGTATTTACTTGTCACATCCGTACGGGGGATTTCGAGAGAACCGCGAAAAGGCGGCTGCGTTGGCGAAAATGTACCGCGAAATCTGGGACGCGGAAGGTAAAACCGACTGGGAGCTTGTGAATCCGCTTGAATACTTCGCGCCACTGGCGGAAGAGGGCGTGGACGACGAAACAATTTTGATGCTTGCGGTGGCATTGATGCAGGATTGCGACGGCGTATTGTTCGCGCCGGGTTGGAAACATTCGCGCGGGTGCAGATACGAGCATTGGAAAGCGCGTCACGCTGACGGCAAGCGGGTGAAGTATTTTCAAGCCGAGATCCCTGCCGAGGTTGAAGAAGCGGCGGCGCACTGGTACGGCAAACATCATGTGACGGTTAGGAGGTGGGCGGCGTGAAATGGTGGGATGCTTTGACAGACGATGCGAAAGACACGCTTTTAATCGGCGGATTTATCATCGAGTGCTATCTGCTTTTCGGGGTGTTGGCATGAGTTACAAGCTAACGAGCGTTATGAAATCATGCCGCGAATGTGGCAAGCCGTTACCGCTGACGGCGAAAAATAACACGCTGTACTGCCCGGAGTGTGCGAAAAAGCGCAACCTAGCACATCAAAAGGCATGGCGTGAAGCGAACAAGGCACATATTGCCCGCGAAGCAAAAGCCGACTACGAATACTACAAGGAGCATGGCATTTGTACTTCCTGCGGGAATCGTCCCGCGATAGTATTGCCGACGGGCAAGACGCTGACGCTTTGCGAGAAGTGCGCGGAAGTACGTAGAAAACGGATTGCACGGTATCGGGCGAAGAAAAAGAAAATGGCCTGACGCTCTGGGAAACGTCAAGCCGGGTATGGAATAACCTATGAAATTGAAAGGCTATGTGCATTATAGCACATGGGGAAGGAGAAAACAATGGAACTGGAAAACAAAATGCTGATTGACGAATACTGGTTGGACTACGGCGCGAAAGAGGAAGAAGAAAACGAATATGATTGGTTGGAACGCATTGAAGAAGAAGATGAAGAAGGACGGCTTTTTGACTACTTCGCGTGGTCGCGGGAGCAGGACGGGTATCACTTTTAAGGGGGCGCAAACAATGACGGATAAAGAATGGAAAATCTACGCGAACAAGCAACGGCAAGCCGTAAAACATGAGCCGGATATGGCAAAGATTCGCAAAGAAGCGGCTAGTTTGAAATGGTTTATGCGGAGAATCAAAAAGGGGGAGAAACATAATGCAAGCATGGTTGTATGACATTTCGGAGCGTATAAATGCCCTTGTGGCGGTTTTAGACGAGGCGGACGATAAAAGCATTGAGCCGGACGTAAAAAACGCACTAGCGGGCATTTATGAAAGCGACGTACCCGCCGCCGTTGCAGATGGTATCGAGTATATCAAAAAGCAGACGGCGTTTCTCGAAGCGATTGATAAGCGAATGGACGAATTAAAGGCGTTGAAGCAATCTCGCAAGAATCGGCTCGAACGTGTGCGGCGCGGATATTGTGAGTTTTTGGTGGCGGTTGGCAAGCGGAAAATCGAAACGCCCTGCGGGAACATGACAGTTACTGCGCCGACGGCATCGACGGTGATAGACGATATTGACAAACTGCCGGACGAATACAAGCGCACGACGGTAAAAATCGACCCGGACAAGGCAAGCATTAAACAGGCGATACAGGCAGGGCACGCCGTACCGGGGGCGCATCTAGAGGAAAAGCAATCAATCCGTATTAAGTGAGGGGGCGAAACAATGGAACACAGCGAGAGCATAGGCAAGATCGCGGAGGCGTTGGCGGCGTTTCAAGCCGAAGTGAAAGACCCGGCGCGAGACAAAGACAATCCTTATTTCAAAAGTAAATATGTAGCAATCGACGGCCTTTTGGCGGCGGTTCGTCCGATACTTGCAAAACATGGCTTGTCGGTTATCCAGTCAACGGGAGGGAACGGGCAGGATATTTCGGTAACGACTGAAATCTTGCATACTTCCGGCGAATGGATAAGGACGGACGCGCTTGTGCTGAAAGCCGTTAAAGCTGACCCGCAAGGCGCGGGAAGTGCAGTTACATACGGCAGACGCTACAGCTTGTCAGCGGCGTTGGGCGTTGCATGGGACGATGACGATGATGGCAACGCTGCAAGCACGCCACCGAAAGCCGAAAAGAAAGCCGCGCCGAAAGCAAAGACGAAGGAAGCACCGAAAGCCCCGCGCAAAGTGGACAGCTTGCTGGCAATCGCGGCGGCGGCAAAAGAAATCGGCGTGACGAACGACGATATTAAAGAAGTTATGCGGCGACACTACAACAAAGAAACGTCGAGCGAATTGACCGACGCACAGGCAGCAGAAATGGAAAAGAATTTTGTTGGTTGGGTTGCGGAAGTAAAAGACGATGATAATGCACTAATGGAGGGGATCGCATGAATCGCGTAATTTTGAAAGGCAGAATTGCCAAAGAGCCGGAAGTAAAAACGACAGTTAGCGGGCAGACCTTCGCCCGCTTGACTATCGCCGTTGACCGCTACACGAAAGCCGGAGAAGAACGCAAAGCAGATTTTATCGGTTGCACGGCTTGGGGTAACACGGCGCAATTCTTGGCAAAGTATTTCACGAAGGGCAAAGAAATCTTGTGCGAGGGGCGCATGCAAACGGGGAGCTACACGAACCAAGACGGCAAGAAAATCTATACGACCGACGTTGTTCTTGATCGCGTCGAGTTTTGCGGTTCGGCGGGAACTGGTTCCAAAACGGAACAAGTTGACGCGGAGCCTGTACCGTTCTAATGGGCGAGATTGTACAAGGCAAGATTGAACGATGGGACGAGGGCGGCGGCGTGACAATCCGCGCCGCTTTGCCTAGCCTAGACCGGGCAATCCTGCGACGTTATGACAAGGTTCTTGTCGAGTTTGCAGACGGGCGGCGCATATCGCCGGAGCAACGCAAGAAAGCGCATAGTTTAATAGCCGAGATCGGGGAATGGGCGGGATATTTGCCCTCCGAAATGAAACGCCTTATGAAGCTAGAATTTAAGGTTAAACACTTGCAGACGCTTGAAAGCGAAATGTTCAGCTTGTCGGATTGCAGTGTTACAACGTGCCGCGAATTTATTTCTTTCTTGATTGACTTCATGATTGAGAACGGTGTCCCGTCGAAAATCCCGCTTTACGAACAATGCGAGGATATAGGCCGTTACGTTTACGCTTGTTTAATGCACAAACAATGCGCGGTATGCGGGCGGCGTGCTGACGTTCATCATCTATCCGGCAGCAGGGCAGGACATGGCGGGCTTGCATGGCGCGAAAAAGACCAGACGGGCGCGAAGGTTTTACCCTTGTGCAGGGAACACCATATCGCCATTCACGGCGGCGAAGCGGAGTTTTTGGAACGGTATCATTTGGAGAGTATCGAGATGACGCGCGAGATCGCGAAGAAGTACGGCGCAAAAATGGGGGAGAGAAAAGATGTCAAAGCACAAGAGGGGACGACCGAAAAAGCACGAAAGCGGCGGGCAAATTAGCGTATGGTTTGACGAAGAAACAAAACGGATGATTTTGCAGATAATGAAGGAACGAAGCAAGGATGAATCGTTTTCGGACGCAGTAAATTATCTTTTGCAAATAGGGCTGAAATGCACGGACGAATATGAAAATACGGAGCCGATAGAACAGGAAAGAATTGACTGCTTGCCAAAACGAAAAACAATCAGTAAATCCCTGCGTTATGACGTATTGAAACGTGATTCTTTTACTTGCCAATATTGCGGGCGAAGTGCGCCGGAGGTTCAATTACACGTTGACCATATTGTCCCCGTTTCTAAAGGCGGCCAGAACGATATTTCAAACTTGATTACTGCTTGCCAAGATTGCAATTTGGGGAAAGGTGCAAAGCCGCTAAATGAGCATATTCACGAAACAAACGAACGCCGGGAACAAATCAAAATGGTTATGAATTTACAGAGCGATTTATTAAAAATGTTAAGTCTGACACTAGACAAGTAAAAAAAATAGGCGGCTATTTCGCCGCCTTTGCCCTTGCGTCTAGGGCTTCTTCCAGTAGTATGTAAATCATTTGTGACAATGTACGCCGTTCTTGTTCGGCTATTGCGCGTATACGCTGAATGAAATCATCGTCAGCAGTAAACGCATAAGGTTTTTTCTTCCTAGCGTCCATAATATCGCCCCCTGTCAACATTATATCAACAAAATATAATGTTGACAATACTGTTTACAAGATATACAATATATACAGGAAACATATTTTCTAAAGAAAGGCGGTAGAAATAATGAACAAAGTAACGAGGTTTTGCCTTGCAGGGGATACGCCACATGAAATCATGGACGTTGATTTGCACAACGGGACGGCTACGCTTCACAGATTTAACAACGCGGCGGGCGTGCCGTATTCTGCCATTTATGAGATACGCGAGATTATAAGCGCACCGAGGGCAGACGAAGCGGCTCTTATAAAAGACTATCTTGAAAACTATGCAAAATACTGATATGGGGAGATAGCTTATGGCAAGACCTACAAAGCAAGGGCTTGAATATTTCCCGATGGACGTTGACGCTGACACCGACGAAGCCCTTGAATATGTGATCGCAAAACGGGGATTTATCGCTTTCGGCGTATATGTCCGGCTTTTAATGGGAATATACAAGGACGGATATTATACCGAGTGGAACGAACGGAAACTTTTTGTATATGCAAAAAGGATGATGATGGACACAGAAACGCTTTCGGCAATCATTTCCGATTTTGTGACGGCAGGACTTTTTTCACAAGAAATGTTGGCGAAAGGAATTTTGACTTCCGCAAGCATACAAAAAAGGTACTTGGCGGCTACGGAGAAGAGGAAAACAGCGGGTATCGCGGAAGAATACGACCTTATTTCTGATGTAATTAATTCTGAAAAAACTCCCGCTGAAAAGGAGTTAATTCCGAAAAAACTACAGCAGAAAGAAATTAATTCTGAATTAATGCCACAAAGTAAAGTAAAGGAAAGTAAAGTAAATAATAATAATAATAATAATACGCTAACAGCGGAAGAAGAAAATTTGTCGAAAGTTGTCGGAATGTATGAGGGTATCGTTGGGCAACCAGTTAGAAGCCAAATAGAAAGAGAATTGCTTATAGAGCTAATTGACAATTATACCCTTGACAACATACAGGCGGCTTTTCGAGAAGCCGCCCGTGCAGGAGCAAAGGGGAAAAACCTTCGATACATCGAGGGCATTTTGAAAAACTGGGCTAACGGTATAACAAAAAACAAAGATTCTCCGAGGCCTACCTTGTCAGCAGAAGAAAAAGCCGCGCGAGATCGTCAGCGTGCGGAAGAAAAGGAACGCTATGAAGCGGCGGAGCGTGAACGTGTTTTTCGTGAGTATGGGGTGGTTGTGAATGAATCTGCCTAACAACGTAGAAGCTGAACGCGCTTTCTTGTCGGTACTTATCAGCAAGCCCGAACTGATACGGCAATACCAAGGTATTGTTCGTCCCGATGATTTTTACAGACACGCCAACGGGCAGATTTATGATTCCCTTGTCCGGCTTGTCGAAGCAAACAAGCCCGTTGACATCATCACGCTTGTTAATGACTTGTCACAGCGCGAACTTTTGCACAGTGTCGGGGGCATCGTGGAATTGACGGCACTACAGACAATCGAAACGGGCGAAGAGGACAAAGGCTTTCTTGCCAACGGTTACGCTGGAATTATCCTTGATTGTTCGCGGCGGCGTGAAGGGTACAGGGTATTTGCTACGGCGGCACAGCAAGCCGTATCGGGTGAAGAACTTGATTCCCTGTTAGCCCTTGCGAAAGATACCTTGCAAAACGCGGCGCATGACTTGAAAGACGATGTTTCCGACGTTCAAGCATTAAAAGCAGATTGGCGTGAATGGTTCAAGATCACGAAAGAACGCGGCGAAACGCCGGGCGTAAAAACGGGCTTGAATTTACTGGACTACATAACGGGCGGCTTTCAAAATTCAACGCTTATTGTTCTTGGGGCGCGGCCTAACATGGGTAAAACCGCTTTAGCGTTGAACTTCGCCGCGCAAGCGTGCAAGGACGGGCGAAAGGTTGCGTTCTTTAGCCTTGAAATGAAACAGCGGGAGCTTATGTCAAGGCTTGTAGCGTCCGAGGCACATATCAGCGCAAGGAACGCAAATATCCCTGCCTTGGTAACGCCCGACGAGATGCAACGAATCAAAGCATTTTTCGAGAAGATGAACGATTGGTGCTTGTTCGTTGATGATGCGTATTCGTTGCCTGTTTCGCAGATCGCGGCAAGGGCGCGGCGGTTACAAAATGCGGGCGGCTTGGATATGGTTATTATCGACCACTTGAACTATATCGGCAGTGAGGGAAAAAGCGAAAACCGAACGAACGAAGTCCGAAAGATAACAGCGGCATTGAAGGGACTGGCAAAAGAACTCGATGTGCCTGTGATTTGTCTTTGTCAGCTGTCGCGAGGGCTTGAAAGCAGGAGCGAAAAACGCCCGGAATTGTCTGACCTTCGAGAAAGCGGCACGATTGAACAAGACGCGGATATTGTTTTATTGCTATATCGTGACGGGTATTACACGAAAGACGACGGCGACGATAGCGCGGAGTTAAGGATTGCAAAGCACAGGGGCGGCAAGTTGGGAAC